CCTTAGCCCATGACGTTGAGCTAGCCGGGTTATTGCCTTGATAAACTACAGCCTCTCCCTCGGACGTGACAAACACAGCCACATCATCCTGACCGTCCCCGGCGTCTCGTGTCCAGCTAGCCATTCCAACGAGATACCCGCCGAGCTTACATTCTGCTGACAAGTCAATCTCTGTTAACGCTCCGCCTGCTGCACCTGCTGCCAGATACCAGAATGAAAGGCTTGCTTTCTGGATGAAAAACAACCGCCCCTTATAGACGTTCACCCCGATAATGTCAGTGGTCGTCAGTCCAGTAAGAGCAGGGGTTGTGCCGCCATCAACAGCCGTCCAGGTGGTCCCGTCATAGTAGAGGGGCTTATCTACCCCGTTAACCATGATGAGCCAATTGCTTGTTCCGTCCCCAAACATGGTGTGTTGATACTTGCCATTTGTGGGGGTGGCTACGGAAGCCCCTACCGCACCGGGATTCGACACGTTATAGACGCCTGACGCAGTAGCACAAAACATGTTATTGGAACCGGATAATCCGTTATATGTAACCAACGTTTTGCCGTTTCCGGTCATGCCCGTTGCATGGCTTGCATATCCCCCGCGTATCTCGCAGTACGAGGTGCCAGGGAACCAGTTATCCAGGGCAACAGCTTCTATAGGCTTCATTGCCGCTAGAGCGTCCCTTGTATTCCAGCCGCCTACCGGAGCAGGTATAGACTTGACAGAGGAAATCTGCGAGCGAGGAGCGTTGCCTTTACCTCTTAACGGCACTCTCATGGGACGGCCCAACTACCGGAAGGAATAAATACATTCGGGCCGGAAGTGCGTCCATCCATACTCATGCTCAAAACTCTGCTTCCCCCATCACGGCCTAGAGCGTCCTTAACCTGCATTTCATAGGTACGGAATAGCTCCGCATAGTCCAGCCCCTTTTCGCGCAACCAGCGCCAGCGTAGCCCCATCAGGAATAACTCCTCAGGGAGCAGAACGGTATCCGTATCTAGCGTGAAGTAGTTTTTATAGGTGACTCCGTCCGCGCCAAGTATCCAATTCTTGGATACATATTCAAAAGCCCAGGTAAGGCCCGCGTCAGGGGTTGGCGTAACAAGCATCTTCCCGCCGCGAAAGCGATAGAAGAACTTAGGCCCGGTAGCGGGCAATGCCTTTGTGGCTTGCCATGACTCAGCATCTAGCGGGCCTTCTACCTTCAGCCCGTTCGAGCGATTAAAGAAGGTTCCATTCTTGATATAACGGAAACCATTGGAAGCTATCGTATTGATAGCCCCTTGATCTTCAGTTGCGGTAGTCGTGTGGACCGCCTCAACCGTAAGCCCTTCCCATGCTCCGCGCGATGCGAGATCATTTCCTTCCTCTTCAATGAGTGCGGCAATCTGCAATACTTGCGTATCACCGCTCCCCAATACGCTTGTAGGCCGGGGTAATCCGGTCCTAAGACAGAACCTTTGCGCTATCGATAGGACCGTCATCCATTACCCTCCAAGTTTCTCTATGATGGTTTCGCGCTTCATTGCGTGGTGCGGCGCCTTTCCAAATTTAGCAATGTACTGGTTACGCAGAGAATCCTCATCATCAAGAAATCCCTCTGTAACAACGGCTTGCGCTTGAACCTTCGCGCCCTGCATTAACATTTCAACCTGCTTGCTGAGCGCTTCCATTTGATCCTTCAGGGCAACATTCTCAGCCTTGAGAGCAGCATGCTCCTGGGTCAAAAGTCCTTTATCTTCAAGCTGTCGCAGCCATGCATTCGCCTTGTTCTTGAGGTCTACGCCGCCCATACCGACGCGCCGGACGCCTTCATCGTTCAGAGCAGCCAAATCTTCTACCGTGAGGATATTTAGGCCGATAAGGTTCTTTTGCTGAGCAGGAGAGAGAACGCCCCAACCCTTAATAGGCGAACCATTAACCGGCAACTCTTCGCCCTTGCGCCAGCTTTCATACTGCGCTCTGTATCGGTCAAACCAGCTTTGCGGTAGACGAGATTCTTCAACGCCCCGACGCAACCCTTTCATCCAGTCTTCCACCGAATGAACCATAATGTCCCGCGATCCAGGCGGGGTTACGAGAGCCATATCTACGTCTTTTTCTACATAGCGGCCTTGGTCAAGACTCGCGTTGCGATCTTCAACACCCCGACGCTCAAAACGAACAAAGGGCGGGCGCTCAGTGGTATCTACCATTCCCATTACTTGACTCAAATTCACTGCTCCTGTAAGGACATATAAGGTTTTGCGGTAAGCTCTGTAGGAACTTACTGGAAAACCTCCCCACTTAAGGGGAGGGTGGAATTCAGTTAGTAAGGAATCCTTACATACTGATTTGATACTTAGTCAGGGCAGCACAGCATTACAATCTTTGCTGATGCGTCAATAGCAACCGCGCAGATAAAGTCTGTTACAGCCGCAGATACATCGATAGTTCCGTCAGTCGTGCCAATAGCAGTCATAGCGTTACCGTCAGCGCCAGCAGTCAGGGCCGTGGTCAGAGTGGCGGGGCCTTTGGTCTGAATCCAACCATAGCCGAGGTCGGGGATAACAGCCTGAAACACACCCGCACCAACTCCACCGGAATCTGTAACGTCCATGGTCACAATATCGATCTGACCAGCGGACGTACCAGAGACGGCGTAGTAGTAAGCGAAGTTACCGGCAACCGAAGCAACATCCCCCACGCCGTTGTTAAACTGCACATACTTGTATTGCTTGCCGCCGCTAGCCTCATATTTGGCCGACAACGTAAATTGCGGCCCTTCCGCGTTAGTGCGAACTGCTGTGAGATTTACACCTGCATTTATAGTCATATTTTCCCCTTACGCCTTCAGAACGGCTTGTTGTTTGCGGTTAGAGCAAATCAGGTTACCCATCCAGAGCAGAGGAGTAACTACGCCGTCTTGGTTAACCGGGCGAGTCTCTTCCATTACCTCAAGGTCAGCGTCTTTATGAACCGCCAGCTTCAGGTACTCAGTATTGATAAAGTAGCCGGTAGAAGCGGAGATAGCCGAGTCAAACAGAACGTCCGCGCCTTTGTATTTCAGGATAACGAAGCCGCCGTCGGCTTGTTGCGAAGACGAATACCGTTTCAGCGAGGTTTGGCTATTCTCATAGAACTGGTAATAGATGCTGTCGAAAACGATCAAATCAGGCTGATCATCAGGGCCACGGTCAACTGTGAGCCATGCGGGCAACATCATCTGATTTTCAATCGTGGTAGCACTTACCGCTACCGCGCCACCGCCTTGAATAGGGGCCGCTGCGCTCTGTACGGTGTTTCTCCAAAACGTCCAGGTGTTTGCGTCAATACCGCCAACTGTGTTTGTGTTGGTTCCAGCGATAAGAGCCTGCAAACCGTTGATTTGGTTGGAGAGAGTTCCATCCGAGTACAGATCGGTGCTAAAGTTGTTGTTGAACGTCCGCATCGCGTTCTTAATCCGAGCAGAAGCCAAGTCAATCAACTTGCTTGGGCCGGAATTGATACGCAGCTCACGTCCAGAAGCCACAACGTTAATAGCGATTTGTTTCCACTGATACTCAGCCGCAGTGATGGTATCGCTCGCGGCAATGTTCAGTGCGTCCCAATCGCTGTAACGCTGATAGGTGCTATTGGTCGTGTAATCGAGCGGGCAAGCAATGGTCAGGCCGCCGTCCTCAATCGTTTTCAGGTTGCCGCGCTTTTTCATGTAACGCAGCAGCGAGTTACGGTTAGAGACGTTGTCCTTGATTTCTTTTTTGTGGTTGCGGAAAGTGGTGCTTACCAGTTCCGTGAATGTGCTATTTGGCGAGGCCAATTTAAACTACTCCTATGGGTTTATGATGCACGGTCCTGAATCCGTCTCAGGGTTTCTCTCATCGTGTCCTCCATCGTTCCCTTCGGCGCTGTCGGCGCTTTGCCGGTATCTCGACTTCTGACGTTAGCAGCGGTCGCTTTCTTAGCCGCAGCCACTTCCTTGCTTGCATTTTCCTTGAACTGTTTCTCGGCTTCTGTCTGAACCCTAGCCAGTTCCTTAGCTCGCGTCATGGGGTTAGCCCATACCGCTTTTTCATACGCATCCTTTAGCGTAGCCCCGCCATTCAACAAAATAACGATGTCGTCGGCAACCTCATCAAAGTACGGGTTTTCTGCTGCGAATGCTTCCACTTCCTTTGCTGTCTTTGCTTTTGTTTCGTTTAACTGAAACTGTTCACGCTGCGTCAGGCTTGACTCAAGCTGGCTTACTTTGTCCTGCAAGGCCCTGACGTGAGGATCAACATTCGCGTCCTGCTGCGTTCCGGCAACTTCTAAACCGTATGATTTGGCTAATTGATTAAAGTAGCTTTGACGCTCATGGGCAGGTGCGCTAGAGAGCTTGTAATGCGCGTTCATGAGGTACTGAGCGGCCTTAGC